CCACTACAGTTACAAGAATTTACTGTTCGAGACGGACTAAGTGAGTGTCTTAAAACTAAACGTACAATTACACGTAATGTTAAAGAACCTGGTGCTAGTGAATATAAAGGAACTATGAGAATAGCGTGTAAAAAATTAAATATAGAAGTAGATAATAAAAATGAAATTATTAACTTTATAGATGTTCAGAAGAGTGAATTGAAACCGTTTTGATGGAGTGTTAAATGAGAATAAGCGATAATTGTGTAAAGCTAATTAAACATCATGAAGGTGTTAGAAATATGCCCTATCAAGATCCTATTGGTTTATGGACTGTAGGAGTAGGTCATTTAATGGGTAATGGTAAAACTAGACCTAAAGACTGGAATAGAAAAAGAACCGATGCTGAAGTAGATGAATTGCTAAGAAAAGATATAGCAAGATTTGAAAACGGTGTAGATGCTCTTATTACAGTTTCTTTAAATCAAAATCAATTTGATGCATTAGTTTGTTTTGCATTCAATGTCGGTAATGGTAATCTACAAGCAAGTACTCTAAGAAGGAAACTTAATAGAGGCGACTATGAAGGAGCTGCTGATGAGTTCCCTAAGTGGAGAAAAGCAGCAGGAAGAGTTCTTCCTGGTCTAGTTAAGAGAAGAAAAGACGAAAGAACGTTATTTTTATCTTAAGTTTCGTCGAAGAAGCTGAATACTATATTATTACCAACATCTCTTATTGTAAAGTCGTTCATAACTTTTCTAAAGAGCGGCTTTAGAATATCTGAATCAGCATTAATGTTAATTAATGAATGCTCATTGAACATATTCACAACACTATCTGAGTCTAGAGTAATACTTTGAATGTCAGCAGTATTAATATTCAATTGTTTATTGATAGCGCTAACTCTAATTGTTTCAGAGTCTAGTCTAGTTTTAAACTCAGTACTAATTGCTTGAAGTCTACTACTATCAGAATCTAATCTAGATTTAATTAAACCCATTTGAGTATCAAGAGATTGGATTTTAGAAGTATCTGAATCTAAATCTACTCTTAACTTATCAACAAATGTCTGAAGAGAAGATATTTTAATTGTATCTGAATCTGCTCTAGTAACTAAGTTAGCAAATTTTGCATTAGCTGCTAATTGAGTACTAAAACCACCAATAGTAACTGCAGCATCTGAATCCGTAGCTGCTTCTTTGTTAGTATTAAGTAATATTTTTCTATTAGCAATCCAAGCATCTCTTTGAGCATTATATTGAAATGTAGGAGAAGTACCTCTTTCAAATAATGCATCACTATCTGCAACAGTAATACCTACATTGTCATATGAATCAGAATCATATGCACCTTTTGCTAAAACAATATTTTTATCTGCTACATTTAATGTTACAGAATTAACGGTAGTTTGATTACCGTATACTTTTAGCTCTCCGTTAATTCGTACGTTATCAAAAGATACAATACCACTTGATTCAGAATCAGCTAATAAACTATTATTATTTTTATCAACTAAACCAGTGACTTGTGCTCTTCCGATTTGATTGAAAATTCTTCTATTATTCTTGGCCATGTCTTATTTATTCAACCTTTTTTGGTAAAACTTGTATAACTATAGTATGGTAGTTAATTATTTAATAAGTCTAATGTTGGCTTCTCAGATAAGTATTAGTACTCCTCCGAAGGAGCTAAACAATATTTCTTCTGAAATGTATTGTTTAGTACAAAATGTTTATTTTGAAGCAGGGAACCAAGCGTATGCTGGTAAACGCGCAGTAGCAGAAGTGACGATTAATCGTTTAAATTCAACTATGTATCCTAATACTATTTGTGGTGTTGTAAAGCAAGCAGTCATGAGTAAGTGGTGGAAAGAACAACATGGTAAAGACGTACCTGTTAGAAACAAATGTCAGTTTAGCTGGTTCTGTGATGGTAAATCAGACGAGATAGAATATGAATCTACATGGAAAAGTTCTTTTACTGCTGCATTTGATGCTTTAAGAGCTAATCATTCTTTAGTAGAAGGTGCTAATTATTATCATGCAACTTATGTTAATCCTAAATGGGCTAAAGAGAAAGAGTTTATTGTAAGAATAGGTGACCATCTCTTTTATCGTTAATAGGATAACCGTCATAAATACTTTATGGCAAATCCACATGTATTTGAAAGAAAAAATGTATATAAAGATCTAGATTTTAGTTTCAACTCTCTTGCTTTATCAAGAGACTTAGGAACTAAAACTGATACTAATGCAATTAATCAATCGGTCAAAAATTTAGTAACTACTAATTTTGGTGAAAGACCTTTTCATCCTGAAATAGGCAGCGATGTTTATGCTCTACTATTTGAGCCTGCATCTCCAATAACAACTTCTGCAATAGAAGACGCTGTTAAAAACGTCTTAGATAATTACGAACCTCGTATTAAAGTTCAATCAGTTAGAGTTGATGAAGCAGGAATTGATTTTAACAGAGTATACGTAAGAATTTTATACACATTTATTGAAAAAAATACTGATGCAGAAGTCGATATTGTATTAGAGAGGTTAAGGTAATGGCTAGCAATAATAAACCAGTAGTAGCTAATTTAGATTTTGATGATATTAAAGAAGATATCATTAATCATTATAAAGACAATCCTACGTTTAAAGATTATAATTTTACAGGGTCAGCACTAAACACTATTATAGATGTACTAGCTTACAATACACATCTTAATAATATTACAGCTAACTTTTCTATAAATGAAATGTTTTTAGATACTGCTCAAAGAAGAGAAAATATAGTTTCATTAGCTAAGACTTTAAATTATATACCAACCTCTGCGACTAGTTCAAGAGTAAAACTAACAATTGCTATACCAAGAGCTGGTACAGAAGCTTCTTTTACTATTCCAGCTGGTTCATTAGCAGTTGCAACTTCAGGTAATACAAGTTACAATTTCTTTACTATTCAAGACTACGTAGTTCAATACAATACAGGTGATGTTACAAAAAATATTGATGTTGAATTCTATGAAGGTACTCAACTTACTCAAAGATTTATTCATTCGAACACAACAGATTCATTCCCTACATTTGATATTTTAAATTCAGGTGTTGATACACAAACTATTAATGTAAGTGTTAATGGAGTAAAATATACAAAAGTAATGCCTGAAACTGAAGGTGTTACAAATGCTGATGCTAATAGTTTAATTTACTTTGTAGAAGAAACAAATAATGAAAGACATAGACTAAGATTTGGTAATGGAGTTATAGGTAAAAAGTTAGTTGCAGGTGATGATATTATTTGTTCTTATATTTCTACAAATGGTTCTATAGCTAATGGTATAAATGCTTTTTCTCTTACTATACAAAATAAAAGTGACGCTTCAATTATAACAACTAGAACCTCTTACGGTGGTGCAGAAATAGAAACTGAAAGATCAATAAAGGACAATGCTCCTCATTGGTTTCAATCACAGTTTAGAGCTGTAACTACAAATGACTATGAAGTCATAGTTAAGAAAAACTTTCCTGACATTCAATCAATAAATGTTTATGGTGGAGAAACAGTAGGTAAACCAGGTAAAGTGTTTTTATCTATAAAACCTAAACAAGGTGACAAGTTAACAGACGCAGCTAAATTAACAATTAAAAATAATATTCTTAACAAATTTAATATAGTAACTGTAACTCCTGAAATAGTTGATCCTTCTTTCTTAGAGTTAGTACTCAATACAGTCGTTATCTTTGACAATGCTAAGCTAACAACGAGCACTGATACGATTAAAACAAATATACTAGCATTGTTTGCTACATTTAATAGTGATAGACTAAGCCAATTTAAACAAAGCTTTTTTGAATCTCAGTTAGCAGAAGAAATTAAACTATTAGATGAATCAATTGTATCTGTTAATACTAGAACTAGTTTAAGATATGATGCTACAGTAACTAATGGTATATTGAATAAGTATCAAATCAGATACAACAATCCTTTATTCCATCCTTTCAATGGTTACAATGCTGAAAAAGGTGGAGTATTATCTTCAAATCAATTTACTAGAGTAGGTAGATCATTTAACTCAGGTTTTAACGATGATGGTAAAGGTAATATAAGATTGTTTGATATCTTAGATGGTATTGAAGTATATGCAAATAACAAAGCAGGTACAATTGACTACAACACTGGTGAAATAAACATACAAGATTTTGACCCTTCAGATGGTATTATTCAATTTACAGCCGTACCTGATTCATTCGACGTTCAATCAGCTAATGAATATATTCTTAGAATAAGTTTAGACTCATCAGTTATTAATGTTGTAGAGAAAGATAATAAAGATCTAATTGATCTATTGAATAAATCAAGAAGTGTATAATGACTCAGTATACAAAAGTATTTCCATATATCAGTGAGCAGATTCCTGACTTTATAAGAGCTAATAATCCTCTTTTAGTATCATTTATGGAGGCTTACTATGAATATCTTGAAAAAGTTAATGATTCAGAAACTACTACTAGATTAACAGCTTTCAAGAAATTAGGTAATGCTAATAATCTTATTCAAGGACAAACTGAAAATAGAGACATAGATAAAACTATTGTTAAGTTTTTAGAATATTTTAAAAGAGATATTCTACCTATTGCAGTTGTACCTGAAGGTTCTGATGATAGATTTTTAATTAAAAAAATAAGAGATGTTTATCTAAGTAAAGGCACACCTAATAGCTATAAGTTACTTTTTAGATTATTATTCAATACTGAGATAGATGTAATACAACCTGGTCAGCAAATACTAGATGCTTCCGAAGGTAACTACATATCATTTGATACATTAGCTTTATTAGTAAATGACTCAGACAAAGTTTTGAACAATATCGATTTTTCAAAAACAAGCATAATAAAAGATGATAGTGAAATAGGAACAGGTTTATCTGGTACTAAAGTTAATACTATAGGATCTAAATCTGTAGTGCAACTAATTTCTGCAGCTGCATTAAACTTAACTGTTGGTTCTGAAATAGTTGTGAGTAGTACTATAGATAATTCAAACTTTATTACTGGTACAGTTTTAAGACAAATTAAATCTATAAAAATAGATGATAGTGATATAGGTGGTTATAGTGCCGGAGATGAAGTTAGAATAATTCAAAATAATAGAGAGTTTAGTGTACCTATAGAAGGTTTACAAGCAGGCCCTGTTACTGGTGCAACTGTAAAAAATAGAGGAATAGATTTCGTTGTTGGAGATGCAATAACTTTTACTTCTAAAAGTTCTGGTTCTGGTGGTAGTGCTATTATTACAGGAGTTGATAACGCAGGAAGAATAACTGAGATAGATAATAATAACGTTAGATTAGGACAACTAGGTACTGGTTTTCTTGCTAACGATTTTCAAAACGTAACAGTTCCTATCAATGAAGGTGGTACTTTTAACGAGTTACCTGATGTAAAAATATTATCTCTAAACGGAACTAATACAGAGATAGTTCCTTTCTCTGATCAAATAGGTAAGATTAATAATTTTAGTTTCTTTAATAAAGGTTACTTTGATTCAGATGGTGTAGATGTTATATTTCCTATGAATATAACTGTACATGGTCAGTCAGATCTCACTGAAGGACAAACAGTAAGAATTCAAAGATTTGAAGCTGACTCTGATGGGTTTTTAGATGATTCAGATAGTTTTAGAATATCTGTAAAGTTTACTAATAGAAAATTTACTACAAATGACTCTGAAGATATAAGAGTTAGAATACCTTATAAGTTTGATTTTGAAAATTATCAATGGGTAGATAGTGAATTTAAATTTAGTCATACTATTGGTGAAAATTTATCTAAGTCATTTAGAACTTTATTACAGAATCAAATAGGATCAGATAGTACTTACAGGTTTGATGTTATAGACAGTGATGATAGAGGTAACCGTGACTCTGAAAGTTTAAGAATATTTTTACAAGACCCTAGACTAAAAGGTCTAGATAATTTTCATTTTGACCAATTAACTAGTTATGAAGATAGTGATAAGTATAGACAGATATCATTT